GGGCAGACCTGTACGGATAGTCGTACGGTTACCAGTGGTCAGGTTGCCTTCAGTCCAGCTCATTTCATCAAGGATTTCGTTATCCTCGGCCAGAACTTCAGCAACCATGGCAATCTTGCCATCGGGATCAGTGGCGCGAGCCAGATCCAGCATCGTGGGATTGAGGCTTGAGAGAGTAGCCATATCGTTAAGTCTCCTGTTTCAGTTAAGTTTAGTTCATATCGGGGAACATGACCTTGCCGCGATCCATGGGACCAACTGGGTTGCCACCTTCCACCATGAGTTTGTCTTCCTTGAGTGTAGCGCCCACCTTAACAAGTAGACGGATAAACTCAGGGTGATTGCCCATACCAGTAAGTTCGATAGCCTCATTCAATTCAGGCGTACCGTACTTCTCAAGAGCTAGCTTAGCGGACCCGATGTTAACGTCGAAATCCTTGCCGCCGTACTCCTTATCGGACTTGGATTCAGCCTGCCACTCAGCTTTGAGAGTGGTCCAGCTATCGTTCAATTCCGTACCGGCAGTGGACGAAAGCTCTGCCTGCATATCAACAAGCGACTGAGCCTGTTCTTGCGTAAGATTCATTCCCTTAGCCGCTTCAGAGAAACGGGCAGAGAACTCCTCATTCAGTTCGAAGCCTTCGGGAAGTGTGAAGGATTCGTAGGCGTCAGGAGCGCCAACGATCTCGGCGACATCAGCTTTGCTGTCTGTCTCCTTTGTCGAGGTTCCTTCCTCCTCGCCAACAGCCTTTGGAGCTTCAGCGGGAGCGGTTACGAGTGTTTCAGTAGAGGGTTGTTCAATGAGATTAGAGTCGGTGACTGCGGTGTTATCTGGGTCACCAGTTACTAAACTGCTCATGTCTTCTCCTTGTCTTGGGCAGCTTCCTGCCTCATGGTTGCATACGCCCCAGCATCTGCTGAGAGTATCTCTTCAAGAATTTCAAGTCCGACAGATCGCCTACCTTCGTTGAAGAAGGTGGTCGAGTTGCCAGTGAAGCTAGTCTTGTAGACACCGCATTTCTCCAGTGTCCTCCAGACGAAGCCTCGTCCCTCACGCCCGCTGAGGATCTGCTTTAGCGCAGCGTCCCTGCGTTCCTTGGCGATGGCGGCCTTGGTCTTCTTCTTGGCAACTTGTTTAGTGCTGCCAGTATCGTATGCCTCACTCGGCATCAGCGCCTCCTATCTCAGCCATGTTTTTGACAGCGCCCGAGACATTCAGGCCAGCCTGTGACTGTTTCTGTTCGTTCGCGGCTTGTGCCTGAGCCTTCTGGGCCTCAGCACGTTCCTGCCTCATAGTTTGCACCTCTTCGTTAGGTACTACTAGAGAAGGATTACCACCGGTGAGCTGGATGTAGCGTTCAAGAGCCTCATCAGCATTGAACTTGTCAAGCACCTGTGGGTCAATTCCCGCAAGCTGAGTAGCGAAAGCTGTAGAACGTTCAATGGTTCCTACCTCATGTGCCCTCTGAGCCTGTGCAAGGGCACTGATGAATCGTATGTTGATAGCCTGAGAACCAAGCTCAGCAGGAGGAGGTGGCAAGATGTTGGCACGCATGATCTGATTGAACGTGCGCTCGACGATGCTGCCGAGGAAGTCCTGTTGCAGTCGTTCGAGTGCAGGGCCAATCATGAGGAGGCGTTCCTCATTGCGCTGATTAAGCTCAAGTTGGTTACGTGGCTGAACACCACCCATGTTCGTGATGGCTAGGAACAGGTCAACGAAGTAAGCCTCATTGATCCTACGTTCAGTGGCTTCAATCTCCATACGCATCTCATTGATCTGCGGCTGGACCTGATAGATTGTGGTCAGTCCTTCCTTCTGTCCGTCACCGTCGTACAGTGTGAGACCTCCGGGTAGGGATGACACAGGCGAGTCACGAAGGGTAGGTGGACCCTTGAGAGGAGGGTTGATCATCTTCTCGACTGCCTGCCCCTTACGTTTCTCCATGATCTGCATCGACTTGATGTCTCCAAGGGAGATCATTCCGGGCGAGCTGGTGGAGTAGATGTCTTCGGCAGTCAGAGCATACCGTGCCACATGGACCGGGAACTCCTCGAAGCCGCCCTCCTTGAGGTACATGCCCTCATTGGAGTTCTCCTCATACCACTTCGACATGAACGGCATCTCAAGATTGGATGATCCGTCAGGTTTGAACTTGGGGTTTGGAGCGATGTACTGTGTGACTGGAACCCACGTATCGAGCTGATTGCGTTCATGCAGGTTTTTGACCTGTGCGCTAACCTTGTTGATACCGAACTCGTCAACCAGTTGTCGAACGGTACGCTCCCGCTTGATGGCGAACGTATCAACCTTCAGCCTCTCGTTCTGTGCGATGTAGTAGGATCCCGCTGTGTGCGTGTAGAAGCGAGCCACAGAGTCGAAGTCATCGAGCTGGCTCATAGCCGCTGTACCAAACAATCCGTGCTCTCCGAGCGCGACAGGGGCCATACTGTAGAGATTGGAGTCGAGCATGACTGAACGCATCAGAGTCTCAGCCGTGTACAGCCACTTCTTGGCCTCAGAGCTTTTCATGAGATCCGCGTTCAGGGTTTCAAGTTTGAACCATGGACGGGCCGGGGACATGATACCAGCGAACATACCACTCTGATAGGTACGCAGGGCCTGTGAGCCACGGCTGTTAATGATAAGGTTGTGGCGGCGTTCGCCACGGTTACGATCTGTCACGAAGAAACGGCCACGCCTTGGCTCGATGTAGTCTGACAGTTCTTTCCAGTGACTGATGAAGGAGCTGCGCTCAATCTCCATAGCACTGACACGTACCTTAATGAGGTCGAGTTCTTTCTTCGACATGATCAGTTACCCAGTTTGACGGAAGCAAAACCACCGCCTCCGAGGATTGGTGCCTTCCTCTTCTTGGCAATAGTTATCGGAGCCGTGTCTGAACCACCTGTGATGGCAGCAGCTACGACATCAGCGGTAGAGGCAGGTGCACCTACAGGTGCTGCTACTGGAGCCCTGACTGTAGCATCAGGACGGCCACCTACTCCGACATCTGAGCCGGGAGTTGGTCCAGTTCCGGCTCTACTTCTGGCGATACTAGCAGCAGCTTGTGCCCTAGCTCGTTCGGCAGCAATCTTACCTCTTCCTCCAAGATTACCGCCATCGCCTCCTGAAAATCCACCCATGTTAACCTCCCAGTAATGTTGTTTCTGTTGTACCGGGGGCGTCTACCAATCCCAGCGGGCTTGTCTTGATCGAATCACTACGGATACTCTTGAGACGAGAACGCCTTAATGCCTGCTCCTTAGAGATGTTCGCCTGCACCGTCAACTCGTCGTTCTTCGTGACCTCATCAGGTAGCGCTGTAGGGACCTGATTGTTTTTCTTGGCAGATTTGGACTGTTGTTTAGCAGAGTAAGCTGTTGCAGCGATACTGGCTACCGCTAAGGCGATTTCAACTCCCATGATGTTTCCTTACATGTTCATATGTTTTGCTGAATAGGGGTCCCAATCATGGAGCACCTCCTGTTGAGAATGACCGAACTCGGTCTTGTATCCGGGGGCAATCTTCTTGGCGAATGTCAATGCTAGTGCATCAGCAATGTCAGGACTCTGAAGGCCACGTAGCTTCATATCCTTCTTGCTTTCCAACAATATCTTTCCGTTGCCCTCGATATTGTACTCCCGCTGTGTCAACTGCTTGCGGAGATCCTCGTCTCGCGGGAGAGCTATTCGTCCGATGTGGTCACGGAGGTGGCCATACATCTCGTCACCCCATCTGCGGAAGCGTGCGTCTGTAGCACTCTTGCCGAAGTTCACATCTATGGGGTTGTAACCTAGACGCCTAAGCCTATCAACAGGCCCAGCGCCCATGCCACCGCCATCAAGAAACAGACCTGATACTTTCTTACCCATGCGATGGAGGTCGTCAATAAGGCTGATAACCTTGTCCACAACTTGTTCAAGGTCAAGACGATTGTACTTACGAACCTCAATCGATCTCGCATCCATTCCGATACGTGTGAAAAGAACTGTTTCATTATCACCAAACCTCGCTATATCAACGCCAATAAGAACAGGATCGTTCTTGTTGGTATGAATCTCTCTCTGATCACTCATGGCCTCACGTACCTGATCGTTGGACATGAACTGCACTGAACCAACTGAGGGGAAGATTCCACGAACCTTAACCTTGAACAGGTCGCTGTCCTCGCCCCAGTCCTGTCGAAGCTCTTCAAGGTAGACTGGGTTGGTAATCTTAACGTCTCTGCTGTCGATCTGCCTGACGATGTAACGATGCTTCTGGTCACCTACGCAGTTCTCAAAGAAATAGCCGCTCTTACGCGTGGGGTTGCCAAAGTCGAAGGACATAGGCTCACCATCAGTAGCACCACCGATACGAGCGTCCCAGATAGCGTCCTCGATACCCGAGGCTTCGTCAAAGATGTAGAACGCTGTAGAGGATGCGGCGTGTAGGCCCTGAAATGCCTCCGCGTTCTCCGCTCGGGCCGTCAGACCGTCGCATTTCCACACATCCTTGAAGGGACCACGCCTCCGAATGGACATATTGCCACGACTGTTGCTATAGTCCCACAGGTGAGTTGTAATCGCAAGGTGATGCCACTGAGCAAGGGCAGCCCACGTCTTTGTGCGCAGCTGATCGCCCGTATTGGCCGTCACCACACCCATACTCATTGGACGTGTGTCCAGAATGAACATGATTAGCCAAGCAACCATCGTGGATTTACCGATACCATGGCCAGAGGCTGTCGAGAACCGGATGGCATCAACAGCATCCCTGCCGTTGAAGCCACGCTTCTTGATCTCAGCTCCGAGCTGGTCCAGCATCTCACAGGCCCACACATCGGGACCATATTCACAGTTGAACCGGCTCTTGTAAGGCTCCTCAAGCTCAACCATCTGGATGGTAGGGTTTTCCTTCCATGGGAAGGCGAACATAACATAGCCGAGAGGGTCATCAACGAACTCGCCAATCTCAGCAGTGAGTTGCTCAGTCGCTGTCCTTGCCATCTTCGTCAATCTCCTCTGACTTGCCCTCGATGATGAGTTTCTCCTGACGCTTCTGCATCAGGATTTTCACGAGGTTGTCCTCGATGTCGATCACCTTCTTCTCTTCACGCAGGCCTAGAAGCACAGCGGCTTCCTTGATGGCCCCGAGCTTGTCTGATGTGGTGATCTTGACGTTGGTCTTGACCTTCTTGTACTTCCCACCGTCCTTACTAGTGTCAACAGTGATTGTCGAGATGGCCTTGCGGAGTCCGGGTGTGAGACGTTCCCAGTTCATGCTAGGTCTACCCTTATCGTCAACCTCAAGAAGGTCAGCAGGGCTTGCCTCGATTATGTCACGGAGCTTATCAACCAGCCACTCCCGGTCCATGTCAGTCTTGTGTTCCTGAATGGTCATACGACGATCCAGCTCTTCACGTACGTCAGGACGTTTGAAGATGTCCTGTGCAGATAGGGCAGAGAACCCTGCCTTCATGGTTGCTGCCTTTTTAGATAGGCCCTGAAAATAGTAATTGATCACCTGACGGTGCTTCATATCAAGTGCGACTGCTGGTGTGTTACTCATTATCTCTCCTAAGTGGTGCCGGGTGCAGGTTTCGAACTTGCGACCTGATGCTTACAAGGCAACTGCTCTGCCAACTGAGCTAACCCGGCTATATCAATCCTGTCGGAAGTTACGAGCTGCCCTGAGAATGACTCGTGCTGGCCCGTCGATGGCCACACCCTTCTGTTGGGCTGACGCTGTAGCTCCGTCGAGCCCTTCAAAGGCGAACGTGTTCCAGAACCGGTCACTGGGGAGTAATTCACCAAGCCAATCTCTGGCTTCGTACCCTGCTTGAAGCAACGCATTCTCACTGTCATCGATGTGAACTGTATCGCTGCCTCTCGTAGCGTCCATCCAACGGACGAACTCATCACTCTTCATCTTCCCCCAAGCCTCTCGTACGGGACGTAGGTAAGACATAGTCACTACAGCGTCTGTTGCAGCTTCG